ACAAGAGTGTGGAATCTTAGACATGATATGGATGGTACTGTTGGTAGAGTATGGAATCTTAGACATGATATTAAGACCTCAATAGGTAGAGTATGGAATCTAAGACACCAAGTAACACCATTTAAAGCATTTCCAATAGTTAATCCAGTAGAAATAATAATGAAGAAAAGAAATGCAAATTTAACAAGCAACGTAATAACAGGTGAAACTCTGATATGAGTGATGTCTATAATTCAGGCATAATAACTTAAAAGTACCTACAAACTTAAATACCAAAATCATATATATCATTCATGTCAGTAGTTGTTGGGCAAGAAAACCCCGGTCAAGCATTTGTAAGAAGAGCTGCGGGTTTTAGAGCCTATATGTTAAATGGGGATATAATTAGTGCAGATTTAAGTGCAGATATTGTATTTAAAATTGCATGGAATAATTTAGATCATGCAAACTTAGTATCTGTTGTTTTATTTCAAAATCAACGATTTGGTGTATATGAATCAGATGGAGTTCTCAGATGGCGTAACTATAGATTTTTAATTCATACTAATACAGATAGTGATGATGCTACGAATTATTGGATGGATGATAATACTATGTTAATTGAAGAAGGCTTCTCATCTGATATTCCACCGGGTGCACATGACTATCCAATGGTCATAAGGGATTATTCATTAATTGCAGCTATACAACTTCTAGCGTTTAATGATGTGGTTTGGAACTAATGCCTTTTCAACTTAAGATTAAAGAGTGGTATATTTTCTATGGTGATGAGACAGTTATCAAAGGAGATAATATTGATACATGGCACAATGCACCAAATGAAAATGTCCAAGCAATTCTATTAAGATACGAAGATGGTAAACCAGAAGTTATATCAAAAGGAGCAGGGCTTTATTGTATGTGGAAAAATCAACATGGAATTAGATTTGAAGGGTGCAATAAAGGTGATGGTTTTTCATATCCCGATGAATGTCAACCAGATGGTATTAAATGTGGTATGACTATTGATACTGATCTTTTTCTAAAGATCATTACAAAAGCACAGGAAATGAGAGATGACTCTTAAAGTATTTGCGGGAGTATTTGAAAAAAGAAGTGGAACAGGTACACAAGCAATAACTGGATTTGGATTTTTACCTAAAGGTGTAAAAATTACAATGGTAGAGAATACTGCAAGTGGACAAAAGACAGATATTAATTACTCAATAGGATTTGGAACTTCATCTACTAATAGAGGTTGTTTGATACACACCAAGCATCAGGGAACTGACCTTGGTGGAGAAAGACATTCAAACACTTCTATAATGGGAATCATAAGTAATACTGGAACTATAGAAGAAGAAGCCGACCTCGATTCTATGGATAGTGATGGTATTACATTAGACTGGACAACATCAACAACTACATTAATGAAATTTAAAGTCGAAGCATGGGGTGGAACTGATGTAACCAATATTACTGTATTTGAATTTGGATTATCTGCTACAACAGGTAATCATTCTGAAACAGGAATGGGATTCCAGCCTGACTTTGGTATGATTGTTACTGATGGAAATGTACTTGCTAATGCTTTTGCTAATAAGATTATTTTTGCATATGGAGTCGGAAAATCAGCTAGTGATAGATGGAATTTATCTGGTTCTAACAAGAATAAGATTACAAAGACACTTCAAGGTGGTGGAGCATTACATTCTAATGGTATGTTTTCAGTTAGAAAGAAAACTGCTCAATATGATAGTGAGGCTGAGTTAGTCAGTTATGATACTGATGGATTAACTTATAATACTTCTGATGCTCCTATGAACGCAGGGGGTATAGTATGTGGATTATACATGAAGCTTACTACACCAGCAGACGTTCAACTTGGTACATTTAATAAATCAACAAGTGGTGCACCTACCGATGATGCTATAACAAGTATTGGTTGTGATCCTACAATGGTTTCTTTTGTTACTGCTGGTGGTGAAGCGGTTAATACAGCAAGATCAAATGAATACCACGCAGCTTACGGTTGTGCATTTGATACACTTGAAACATATTCATCTTCTGATATGCGAGAAAATGCAACTGATGATCCTGTCGTAGATAGTTCCTTATGGTCTGAAACTAAAGTAATTGGACTTCATACAAATGCTAGTAATGCAACTATAGATTCTGAGGCAGATTTCAAATCCTTTGATACTGGTGGATTTACTATTACATGGACTACAAACGATAGTAACGCATGGGGTGTAGGCTGGGTAGCTTGGGAAGGATTTAGTGCTATTTTAGTTGGTCGTACTTGGGATATTCGACATGATATATCTGACTTTGTTAATCAAACTTTCAATATAAGGCATGATATAGCAGAATTAATAGGTCGTACATGGAATATACGGCATGACATAGCTGCGTTTGTTATTGTTCCAGCAGAAAGTAGAGATAACGATGATATTATAGTTGGCTCAGTCGGGGTAGTTTTGTTCAAAAAGACTGGTTCATTTCCATATACATATACACAAACAGCTAGTGCAACAACAGACGGAACTTTAGGAACACATAACTTCGCTGTAGATGTAGATGGCTCTGTATATGTAATACTTTATCTGAAAGAACTAAGTCCTGATGAATGGGATATGTCAGGTGAATTTATTGCCTCATAGGAGTAAATCATGGTAACTGTACCTATTAAGGGTTATATTAGAGCAAGTTTAGAAAGAACTACTGGTACTGCTGTATTAATCAAAGGTTATCTTAGAAAAGAAGATAAACGTGCTATACAAACAGTTTCCCGAACTTGGAATATTAGACATGATCTTGGTGGTAAGACAGGTCAAACATGGAACATTAGGCATGATGTATCTGCGTTTGTTGGTAGAGTATGGAATATAAGACATGATATTTCTGAGTTCATTGGTAGAGTTTGGAATATAAGACACGATGTAGCACAACAGACAGTATTTAGAATATGGAATTTAAGACATGATATATCTGCTTTCGTTAATCAAACTTTCAATATAAGACATAATATAAAGACTGCTATCGGGAGAATATGGAACATAAGACATGACGTAGCACAACAAACAGTAATTAGAATATGGAATCTTAGACATCAAGTAATTACTTGTGGACTTTTAACTGAGAGTGGCATACAATTATTAACTGAGAGTGGTAGACCATTACTTAAAGAGAATTGTCAGGTTAGAGAAAGATGGAATATTAGACATGATATTATAACAGTCCTATTTGTAAATAGAGTATGGAATATTAGACATGATATTTCTGATTTCGTTAATCAAACATGGAATATTAGACATGATATAGGTGATAAAGTTAATAGAATATGGAATCTAAGACATGACATAGCTCAGGCAACAGTGTTTAGAATATGGAATCTAAGACATGACATAGGTGAGTTCATAGGAAGAGTATGGAATATAAGACATGATATATCTGATTTCATAGGTAGAGTATGGAATCTTAGACATGATCTTGCAGAGTTTATTAATCAGACTTGGAATATTAGACATGATATATCTGATTTCATAGGTAGAGTATGGAATCTTAGACATGATATATCTGATTTCATTTCAAGAACTTGGAATATTAGACATGATATTGCTGATTTCATAGGTAGAACATGGAATATACGACATGACATAGCCGAGTTAATTGGTAGAACATGGAATTTACGACATGATATATCTGCGTTCATAGGTAGAACTTGGAATATCAGACACGATATTGCAGAGTTTGTAGGTCGTGTATGGAATCTTAGACATGATCTAGCTGGAACTGTAGGTCGTGTATGGAATATCAGACATGATATTGCTGAATTTATTGGAAGAACATGGAATCTTAGACATGATATTAAGACCTCTATTGGAAGAGTATGGAATATTAGACACGATATTGCTGAGTTCATATCAGAAACTTGGAATCTAAGACATGATCTAGCTGGATCTGTTGGTAGAGTGTGGAATCTAAGACATGATATTTCTGCTTTCATTTCACAGACTTGGAATATAAGACATGATATTGAAGAGTTCATTTCACAGACTTGGGATATTAGACATGATATTGAAGAGTTCATTTCACAGACTTGGAATCTAAGACATGATCTAGCTGGAACTGTAGGTAGAGTATGGAATATCAGACATGATATTGCTGAATTTATTGGAAGAACATGGAATCTTAGACATGATATTAAGACTCTAATAGGAAGAACATGGAACATACGACATGACATAGCCGAGTTAATTGGTAGAACATGGAATCTAAGACATGATCTAGCTGGAACTGTAGGTAGAGTATGGAATCTAAGACATGATATTGCTGAATTTATTGGAAGAACATGGAATCTTAGACATGATATTAAGACCTCAATAGGTAGAGTATGGAATCTAAGACACAATATAAAGACCTTGATAGGTAGAACATGGAATCTTAGACACCAAGTAATTGCATTTGCTACAAGAGTATGGAATATTAGACATGATATATCTGAGTTCATAGGTAGAACATGGAACATACGACATGATATTAAGACTTCAATAGGTAGAGTATGGAATCTAAGACACGATATAAAGACCTCGATTGGTAGAACATGGAATCTTAGACATGATATTGCTGAGTTTGTTGGTAGAGTATGGAATATAAGACACGATCTAGCTGGAACTGTAGGTAGAGTATGGAATATAAGACATGATATTGCTGAGTTCATTTCACAAACATGGAACATTAGACATGACATTAAGACATCTATTGGAAGAGTATGGAATATTAGACATGATATTGCCGAGTTCATAGGTCGTGTATGGAATCTTAGACATGATTTGGCTGGTACTGTTGGTAGAGTATGGAATCTTAGACATGATTTGAGTGCTTTCATTGGAAGAACATGGAATATAAGACATGACATAGGTGAATTTATTGGAAGAACTTGGAATATAAGACATGATATAGCAGAGTTCATTAATCGTACATGGAATCTAAGACATGACTTATCTGCTTTCATAGGTAGAGTATGGAATATACGACATGACTTATCTGCTTTCATTGGTAGAGTATGGAATATACGACACGACATAGGTGAGTTCATTAATCGTACATGGAACATACGACATGATATATCTGACTTTATTGGAAGAGTATGGAATATAAGACATAACATATCTGAGTTAATTGGCAGAGTATGGAATCTAAGACATGACATTTCTGACTTCATTGGAAGAACATGGAACTTACGACATGATATAGCAGAGTTCATTAATCGTACATGGAATATACGACATGATATAAAGACTGCAATAGGTAGAACATGGAATCTAAGACATGACTTATCTGCTTTCATTGGTAGAGTGTGGAATATTAGACACGACATAGGTGAGTTCATTAACAGAACATGGAATCTTAGACATGATTTGGCTGGTACTGTTGGTAGAGTATGGAATCTAAGACATGACATAAGTGATTTCATTAGCAGAACATGGAATCTAAGACATGACATAGGAGAGTTTATTGGAAGAACATGGAACTTACGACATGATATAGCAGAGTTCATTAATCGTACATGGAATCTAAGACATGATATATCTGACTTTATTGGAAGAGTATGGAATATAAGACATGACATATCTGAGTTAATTGGCAGAGTATGGAATCTAAGACATGACATTTCTGACTTCATTGGAAGAATATGGAATATTAGACATGATGTTGCACAACAGACAGTATTTAGAATATGGAATATACGACATGATATATCTGACTTTATTGGAAGAGTATGGAATATTAGACATGATTTGGCTGGTACTATTGGTAGAATATGGAATCTAAGACACGACATTGCTCAGGCAACAGTGTTTAGAATATGGAATCTAAGACATGACATTAATCCAGTGTTCAAGATTACTGGAATAACATATCTAGGTAACGGTGTAGGCACAATTTTGGGAAGTGTTGTTTGTAGACTTCATAAGGATAACCTAAATAACACAAGCACTTTTATAGCAGAAGTGATTAGTAATGCTGTGACAGGCGTATATGTATTCTTAGGACTTGAAGATGATGATGCTCAATACTATGTAACAGGCTGGGATGATGGTGTTGAAAGAACCCAAGATGTTACTGATCATAACTTAAAACCAGAGGATCAATAATGCCTGTAACCGATCTTCACTTAATCAATTTTATTAATAAACTAGATGCAATTAGAGAAAACCTACATCTTAGGACATTAACTGCTAGGGAACTAGAAGAGATATTATTCAATGGGTTTAGTACAACTGATGGTGGTGCAGGGAGTAACTATAACCCTGTATTCAGTGGCTTTAAAGCAAAGAGATTAACTGCACCTTGGAGAAATACTAGAAGGGATAACTATACAAAAAAGAAATTTGAGTTTAATTATGGACACCATTTAATTGTTATATGTGATAAAGAACGTTCCCAAAAGTTCAGATTAAAAATAAACTGTTCCCAAATACCCCTATTTTATAAGGGTATTTTACAAATATGTCAAAATATAGGGGTATCAGGAATTACATCATTAGGTGTAAATAAATCTATTATACCCCGCCAAAAATTGCAAAAACTACACATTTTAACAAATTGCGGGGGGTATAATTCAGATACACTAAACATAAATACTAATTTGTATTCACAAAATTATACCCCAATAAGCGTGAAGCTTTGGATAAAGAGGAATCTACTATCGAAGCTAGGGGTGTTTATTACAGCTAAATGTAAGATTAGAACCAGAGTTTCAGACGGTAGTTATTTATATAACGATGTGGGAAGTATAAGTGAGATAGAAATGCTTGATATAATAAAGGATGTGGAAACGATATATGCAATACGACACTGATCTAATACGAAATATAAGAGATTATATACAGTTAAAACCATTCGTAACTGCTTATGATATTGTAAAATATTTCAGTGCAAAGGGAATACCTGAGGAGACAATATTGTTTGTTTTGAGGGAAATATACGGTTAAAATGTCACCAAAACATAATAAGATAACAGATGAACTTATTAAGAAATATGAGAAATTGTTTTTATTGTTAGCAGAGGATGATTAATAATGGGAAATAATGACGGTAGATTTGGTTTCACAGAAGATGGGTTAGATCAAAAAGACCGTATTCAGAAACATGATTTAAAGGAACGAGCTGCCAAAGAAAACGATCAAACTAAGAAACTTCGGGAAAGAGTACAGGCTGATGAACACACTAAGATCAATAATTACAGTGAGGGCTACTGTTATGGTTGCAGTAAGAATGACAAGATACTAAGTACCCTGATATATATGTGCGGGGAGTGTATTGAGAAACGTGGAGCAGAGGGATTAATGTGTCTAGTTGTAAAGAAAACTTCTTGGGAACTGTGTGATAAATGTGAACAATGGAAATTCAACGATATATGGCAGATAAATGCCTCATTTTGTGATACCTGTATGCGTAGGATAAAGAAATTACATACGGCTTATAGAGAAGGTGGTGGAAGAGCAAAACTAGCACCTGATGAAAGAAAGAAAAGAAGTATATTCGGAAAGGATATGAATCAGATATTAGGTCAAGGAATTACTAGAGATCAGACACAAGACCAGCGTTTCGCTGGGCGATAGTAGCTTCTTTCTGTTCAATCTCTATTTCTAACTTGGCTATCTTAGTTAGTTGTTCTGCTTGTGTTGGTACATCTTCTACATCTTCCCAATGAAAGTGTATCTTTTGAGGACTGTAATCTATAATAAAGATCATTGAATCAACACCAAAATTATAATACCACTCACCAACAATGTTCATTTTCTTATGAGGTAACTCGCTTCCATAGTAAATACATTTCTTAGCAAATATAGGTTTTTTAAACCACCCACCGCCAATCTCAATCCTTTTTTCTTTAGGATTATATATCATGTTACTTCTGCTTACATGAAGTGGATCTTTCTTAAATTCCATCTGATTTGTACTACCTATACCCTCATGTATATGCACATATCTTTTTTGTATATTTACATTATTAGTCACTAAATTCATATCAGTGTGAAACCAAAATGAGTGGTTACTCTGTATATCTATTGAATTAACCTTTAATCTACTGGTAGGCACACCGTTAAAAGGCTCACGTTTGTTGTAGGTGTAAACATTGTCATACACGTAGAAGTCCATGAATTAACACCACAATACCTTTATATAAAGGTATATTTTATGATAAGCTATGGCTATCTCAAAAAGAGAAATCGCATTGACCTTAGCTACAGGAGTTATAGCAATCTTCTTGCTAACTATTGTTACAGGTATTGGAACAGGCTTTGTTTATGGCGATATAAAGATGTCACAAGACCAATTTAACCAGATATGGCAATTTGGTACAATCTTTGGTGGAGCTGCATTGTTCTACTTTGGATTTAGAGCTGGTCAAACAAATGGCTCTGCGATAGGACAGTCGTAGACCAACCCTAATTTTTATATAGTATAAGTATATCCCTTTATATATGACTGAATGGGTAAAGTTTGATCGATTCATAACAAAAGGAATAACAGTTGAGAAGGGAGATCGTAGGATATTTAAAGGACATATTACTGCTGAAATAGTAGACAGGCAACAGGAGTTCATCTTTGTTGCAGAAGTAATGAAAATAATGAAGGCATTTATGGAAGTAAACCCAGTCATATCAGATTTTCACTCAAATAGAATGGTAGGAACTGTATTAAAATATGAACAATCTGAATATCAAGGAGTAGCCACAGTATTAATTACTGGTGAAATCTATAAGAAAGATGGAATTACACTATATGACAAGGTTTGGGATAAGGTAGTTAAGGGAATATATGCGGGACTTTCAATGGGTGGAGCTAGTAAACAAAGAGAACCTATAATGAAAGACGGTAGAATGGTATTAGAATTAAAACAATTAGAGTTATATGAGATAGCATTATGTGAGACACCAGCAAATCCATTTGCTATTATATCAGAAGTAAATATATTTGCCAAATCAGTAGGCTTGGATCAGGAAATGATTAAAGAAGAGAACGGTAGGGAGTTTATTCAATGTACAAGTCTAGGCTGTATGTTTGAAAAAGGTACTAACTTAGATGCAGATGTTGATGTTGATAACAAAAAATTAGAACAGTTTGATAAAGAACCTGTAGAGAAATTTATAACAGGTAATTCAATAGAACGTAAAGAACTACAAGAGGAAGAACATAAGAAAGGCGTAGGAGATGCAACCTCACTTGTTGGTAGAAGTGCAGAAACCAGATCAGAAAGTGTCGGGGAAAGTACAGGTAGTCCAAAAGAAGTTAATGATATAATAAATGCTATTAGTTCTGGTACTAAAGGACATAAGAAAGATTCAGAATCATCACACACATTTGCTGACATAACACCAGAAGAACAAAAGAAACAATTAGAGGGAAGAATTAAAGACAATGCAGTAGAAAAAGACTATGCTTCTCAGGACAGTCAGAATAGATTAACACCAGAAGATCAACAGAAAAAAATGGAAGGTAAAATTAAAGAAGGGGTTATTGAAAAAATAGCACCAATTATTGCGGGAGCTATAATATCTGGTATCACTGAAGCTGTTTCAGGTGGGGATGAAGTAGAGAAAGATGATGAAGTTGAAAAACATCATCAATTAGGATTAACAGATGAACAAGAATATGGTGCAAAGGCAAAGAAAGAAGGTGAAAAAGCTGGAAGTAGAACAATATCAGTAGATAAAGAACTACATGATGAATCTAACAATCCAGCAGAACACGCACAGTCAATAGATGATAGGATGCACACTAGGGCTATTCAACCTAATAACTTAAAAAAGATACAAATAGAACAAGGTAAACTTGGAGAAGTGGTAGATAAAGAAGTAGAGAAAGAAGGTGGTGGTGTGGCTGTACCAGAAGATACACCTAAACATTGGAAAGATAAGAATGTAAACGCATATCTCAAACATTTCGGGGTAGATAATGTTAGAAAAGCAATAGAAGATTATGATACATTAGAGTACATAAAAAAATTAGCACGTAAGTATAACTAATATAAATCTTTTTAATTCTGAAAATGATGTTTATATACTATAAATAGTCAATTTTATTAATAACATGACTAACGAAGAAACAAAAACAGAAGAAATTTCTGAAGTAAAAAAGACAGAACAATCTGATCCTTCAGCTCTTTCAATCATAGCTTCACTTGTTAAGAAACAAGACGAACGAATCGACCAGCAAGAGGCAACTTTTACTAAAAGATTCGATGATCTGTTTACCTTGATTAAGGAAAACAACTCTAATCCAGTAGACTCAGGTATAGAGGCTGAAAATAAGCCAAAGACCGAGGATAAGGATGATGTTGGCGACAAAGTTACCATTGGTAACGAAGTAGCTCCAAAACCATCTGATTCCCAAGCTTCAATCATAGCACCAGCTCTTGAATCCAATACAGCAGACGTAGAAGGTCTGAAAATGGAAAACAAAGCAGATGATGATGATAAGAAAGAAGAGAAGAAAGATGAGAAAGAAGAGGTAACAAAAATGGATGAAGAAAAGAAAGACGAAGAGGTTAAGAAAAGTTCTGATAATACATACGAAATTGTCAAAACAGTTAGACCAAAAGTTTATCAAGATGAACCAAGATCCAATATTCCAACAGCATATCAAATGTTGAAGGCAACTATTAATGGATTTGGTGAAACTCAAAGTGCAGAACAAGCATTAATTCTTATGCACCAAAAATACGAAGAAGGTCAGTTCGGAAACGGACAGCCAACATTTGGGGGAGCATATTAATAATGTCTACCTATTTAGGACTTCGCACTATTGACGAGCTTGTAAACTATACTTACAACCGAACACCAGATGAGATACTAAAGGCTGGTTTCAGCACAACCGATCCGGGAGCAGGCGGAAACTACAACCCACTATTTGGTGCTATGGCTTGGGCAAACTTCAACCTAGAAGCAAACATATTCGCAGCTTTACCAAAATATGTTTGGGACTTTTCAGGATGGAGAATTTTCTCAGCAAAAGCTGGATTATACACTCCAACATCTAACCTATCAGAATTTGGTGGTACAATAGAAGGTGGAGATATTGCAGGTGCAATTAAACCAGACGTTGAAGAGGTAACTGTCAAACCAAAGACATTACAGTATGTATTCGAGGCTTCTGAGCTTTTGGAACAATTAGTAGACAACAGCAGAGATGATAACTATGGTTCTCTTGCACAACAAAGAGTCTATGCTAGCGATCAATTCAAGGAAAGAGTAAATCTAATGCTCACACGTATTCCAGTTGATGTATCAGCAGACGACACTTCACAGCAACTAGACCTAGAATCATTAGACCGAATCGTAGCTTCTTTCGCAGAATATACATTTGAGTCACACGCAAACGTAATTGATAACTATGATCCTTGGAGATCAGCTAACAGTAACGGAATTGATAGAACTGTTGATACTTATGATGCAACAGTAACTTCACCATCCGGTACAATCGGAACAGCAGATGTCTTAACAGATGCTATTCTTAGAAAGGTACTTTCAGATGTGAGGATTGCTGGTGGAAAAGAACCAACTGTATTTATTGGTGGACAAGACACCTATGCAGAAGTTCAATCAATCTACATGAACGCATACAGGATTCAAAACACAGCAGACTTGAGAACAGAATTTAGTGTTGGCGTAAACGGTGTTGACACTTTTACTGGTACAGGTGCGGGTTTACATATATCCACGATATATGGCTTGCCATTCATTCCTTCAAAGGACACACCACAATCAGCAGAAGGTTCAGTAGGTGATTTATTCATCTTAAACACAAGTGCAGACAAGAACGCCCCAAATAAACCATTGATAGGTATTCAGGTACTTAAACCAATAGTTTACTATGAGGCTGGAAAGAGACAACAAGGTTATCCTTTCATAAACGAAGCTTTCAACGACAGAGCTTTGTACAATATGTTAGCAGAAACAACTTGTAGAAACTTTAAAGCACAAGCCAAGATTAGAGACATAGCTTCAGGAATCTAGGGATAAAACCCAAATTTTATTTTTTTTTAATTTTTTAAAAATTATACATATATGAAATAAGATTTATAAATCCATATATAATAATCTTTATATGGCGGGAATATATTTTGAATTATGACTGTAACAATAGTAGAAAATTCAAGGTTTAGACACCTTAACGCTGACAGAAGCCAAGTTATCAAAGTTGGTGGAGTAGGCGTAGAAAAAGAGGTTGTATGTGATATAACACTCGTAGACGAAGATTTGTCCAATTCAGTAATTGGTGAATTTATTGCTGACTTTACACAAGTAAGACTAAAGCAAGTTTACGCCTGTGAAATACTAGCACAAGACAACTTTGCAATTACACTCGACTTTGTACCAGATGCAAATTCAGATGCAGCTTTGGCAAGATTCCATGTAACAGACCGTGATGATGGACTTGTTAATGATGATGCTGATTTAGCTGACACAGTGCTAACTGTCGCAGTACGTGGTGTATAGGTAAATCTTATATACTATTACTTTTTTTATATACTATGGCAAGAAACGCTCATAAAATAACTTCTTCTTCTGAGGAAGTTGTAGGTAGAAGTGGAAAATTAAAACATATTACTATCATAGATTCAACAAGTGCAATTATTAATCTTAGGGAAGTTGATGTATCTGGTAATGTTATATACAAACTAGACGTTTCTGAAAATGCTCAAATTCACCAAGATTTAGACTTGGGATTTAGAACAGCTTTATACGCTGAATTTGTGAGTGGAACAGGCGAAATCAATATTATATACGAATAATTTAAATACGATAGACTTAAACCTTATATATGCGTACAGAACCCATTTATTGCACTGTTAAAGATATAGCAGATTGGCTTAGAATTGATATAAATCCTAATACTGATCCTAATGAAAATATGATTAAAAATAACATATTGGATAACGAGGATAGAATTGACAGAATGACTCAACATACATGGATGCCTGATAGACAGGCTACTGAGGAATTTAGTGTAACCAAACTTTATGATTGGGGTAGAGGTATGCCTTTGTTTCCAAGACATAGAAATCTTAAAACATTTGATGATGATCTAGGAGATAAACTTGAAATTTGGGATGGTGGTGAATGGGTTGATAATACACCTGATATATCAGAACTTTCTGGTTCAAACGGAATTATATATTTCCAAGAAGTTAAAGGTATAATATATTTGAGGGGATATTTATTTACAATACTTACTACAAACAGATTTAGAATTACATACAGATACGGGGGAGATAATGATAAGCGATTTGCTGAAGATGAAACAATACCAAGGGATATTCAAAAACTTTGTAAACTTATGACTTGTGTAGATTTACTTGGAACTGATTTCCAAATGTCACAAATTGCATACGGTGGGGAAGGAAATATTAATAAAGACAAAGTAATGGACAGATGGGAAAAAGAGATACATGAAATAATGTGGAGTAGAAGTGAAATCACTTCAACGTGGTAGATAATGCCAGCACTAGCTGTTTCTCCACCTATTCAGGTTTCTGCAAATGAATATGAATTTTTACGACTACAAAAGGATGTAGGCTCAGAGATTATACTTAATATAAGACAGATACTTAGAGATGAAGATATTAATTTCACAGAAGATTTGGCAAATTCATTTTCATTGGTAATGTGGATGGGTAAGGCTCACATAGAATCTAGTAATAGATATGCTGGTTTGGTGGATAGAGGTATGAAACCGGGAAAATGGGTAAATTATGATGCTTTACATGATTGGGTTGTTATTAAGTTAGGAATTGATGATCCTGAAGCAGTTAATGTTACTTGGAAGATATTAAAAAAAATTCAAAGAGATGGAATAAGACCAAAAAGATATGTTAAAAAGGCATTAAAAATGGTTATTGGTAAACACGGTGTTGCCACACTCAGACGTAAGACAGGAAATAAAAGAAAGAGAAAATCAAGAATTATGAAAACTGTTGGAAAAATAAACAAGGCTATAAGAGCAGTAAAGAGAATATTGAGAAAAATTGATAATATACAAAGATCGATAAAAAGTCCATTATTTGCAGTTCAATGGAATAAACGAGTTAAACAAAAGAAAGCACGAAGGATTTCTAGGGCAGGGGGAAATAACCCATGACCGATGGAATGGCTGGACTACCATTTGCAAACGATATTGTATCACACCTAAAAAATAATTGGACAATTAATGGTGGTAAACTGCCTACATTTACAACTAAATGGAAGATCAAGGCTGTGGGAGTAGGTAAAAGGGCTTATGACGAGGTTATTGTTGAATTAGATACGGAAGATCCAAAGATATTTAGTCTAATTTCAGGTGTAAGTGCAGACGGTACGTTTGACTATGACTGGTTACATGACATATCAGTAACAATAGATGTATATACGAGCGTAAGTGAAGATAGAGTATTACAATTAGTAGATGAAATAGTAAGAATATTGAAGAATAATGTCGTAACTACCATAAATAATCGGGATTATATTCAAATATTACCCGGAAATATAACCTCATTAAACGAAGAATTTAGAAATATATTCAGATATACCATAGACGTAGATGCACTCAGGTTTAACCCATGAAAATATTTAAATACCTTGTATATAAACTAAGACTATGACAAGATCAGCTTCTAGTGTATATGTAGAGTATGCTTATGAGGATGATTTTGGTGGCGGAGCAACTACCAGTTTTCCAATACAATTTGGTAAAGAAGTAAAGGCTACTGGTTTAGAATTTAAGAATAATCAGATTCCACTTGGTCAATTATATTCACCAGAATTGGAAACATTTGCATGGGGTAAAAATGAGGGCAAGGTTAGTATGGAATATGTTGTAAGCAATCCTTGGTTCTTTGAGGCAATTTTAGATTCTGTAGATTCTTCTGGTTCTACATTATTTTCGCATGAATGGGATTCAGATCCAACAATAAATGGATCAACAATTAAGACTATTAATTCAATGGCACTCCAAATTGGTTTCGATGTAAATTCTGATTATACAAGATTACCAGTCGGTGTAGTATGTCCTTCACTATCTTTTAAAATGGCATTAAATGAAACTGTTAAAATAACACAAGAATTAATTTGGGGTGAGGAAACAGTTAATCAAACATTTACTGAACCGGATGGTGTGCCATTAGCAGGGGAAATACCATATACATTTGTCCATGTATTAATAACAGATCCAACAACAGGTAGTACACTTACTACAATACAAACATTCGACTTGAATATTAACTCAAACGCAGAATTAGTTTATGGATTTAACTCTGCAAACAGTGAAGATGCTTATAGAAAGATATTAGAACTAACTGGTAAAGTAGGTGTAACATTAAAGGATTCACATTTTTGGGAAGAAGTTTTAGGAAGAGCAGAATCATCAAATGAAATGGTAATCACATTATCAAATGGTGGTGCTGGTGATGCTTTAAGAGAAATCGTAATTAAATTAAGCGGGGTTAGTTTTTCAGTACACAGCACAGTTGGTATTGAACCCGGAGAATTGGTAATTGAGAATCTTGATTTTCAAGCAAGAGGAATTAATGTAATAGCCAAGAACGAACTCGCAGATTTACCAGATTCAGTTTAGAAAGGCTTATATACATCACATATATTATATAATATATGGCTGTTATCACAACACATGATTTTAAATGTAAGGTTAATGGTGAAGAAGTAACAGTTAAAATAAAGACTGATTTAACTTGGGGAGAAACACAGGATCTTTTGTCTAAATCTGTCAGACAGTTGGAAAACGGTCAAAAAGATTTTAATTTTAATAACTTTTGTGATGTTTTACTATCAAAGACCATAATTTCTGGTTTACCATTTCCAGCTACAAATCTGGTTAAAATGAAGGATTTGCCAATGAGTGAACTAAGTATAATCTTAGGAGAGATTATGAAAATAATCCCTTTAGAGAGCTATTTCAGCAACCTAGGGATGAGTCAAGTGGAAATTCCAAAACAGTAGAAGGACAGGTTTACGCTTATTGTGCATTAGCATTTGGGTGGGATAAATTTACAGTTGATAAACTACCAGCAAAATACGTACATGATACAATGTTTATAAGTATGCAAATGCTTAAAGACGTTATTGGCGGGATTAAATTAAGATGAGCAGTAACGTATATACTCTAAAAATAGATATTGATGATACTAAGATTAGAGCCATAGAGCAACGACTAATGAATATTGTAGGTGGCGGTAAAGCTGGTGGAATTGGTAGTCAAATGACCACTGTTGCTGGTGGCGGTGGAAAAAATGCTAATATGATGAAGAACATAGCTAAAATTGCGGGAATAGCTGTAGGTGTAATAGCAATAGTAGCTATGGTTAGAAAACTAACTGATATGTTAATTCAATCCTCTCCAATGTTACAACAAATGTTAAAACTATTTAATTTTGGAATAATGTTAATATTAAGACCAATCGGAGACTTTATTGGATTCTTTCTCAGACCTATAATTCTATACTTTTTAAGAAATATTGCAATCCCTTGGTATAGACTTTCAAGAAATTGGTTTATGACAGCTGGTGCAAAAGCTGGTCAAGCTTTCATTAATAATCCAATAGGTTCAATTATAGCAACTCTTGGTGGGGTTGGTGGTTCGTTTATAATTAATATTGAAGCCATACTTGGTTCAGTACAAGGGCATCTTATGAAGCTTCAACTTGGAATTGAAAAATGGATAAATAACTTAAATCTTCCTTCACTAGCAGATTTTTCACTATTTGTTACAAATTGGGTAGATTCATTAGACCTTCCCTCACTAGCCGGTATTTCACTATTTGTTACAAACTGGATAGATTCATTAAATCTTCCCTCACTAGCCGGTATTTCACTATTTGTTACAAATTGGATAGATTCATTAGAACTTCCTTCATTTGATGGAATTGGAGCTGGTATAAGAGCGTGGATATTAGAACAGGTTAGTAAATTACCGGGTTGGGGATTAATAAATGGTTTTATAGACAGATGGATTGGGCATTTAGATTTTTCACTACCTACATGGGATGTATTTATACTAGATATAACAACATGGATTGATGGGCTGAGTCTACCAACATGGGATGATGTAAATGCTAGAATAACATCAATTATGTCTAGTGCTCAGGAATTAATGGATTTAGTATGGGGATTGATAACTGGGTTAATAGACATGATAACTGGTGCAGCTCAAAAACAAATACAACAAACAGTAATAAATCCAGTAATAATTGCGTTATCTGATTCTAACAATAACGGAATACCAGATTTTATTGATGATATTAAAAGCTCCCTAAGTGATTCATTAAAGAGTGTGTTTCCATAATGGGTAGTATATTTATAGTTAAATTTGTAGCCAATTCAACTACTGAATTATATAGGTATAAATTGGGTAATTTTAAACGATTACAATATAATATTAATACCCCTGTAAGTCCAATGCCACTACCAGAAGAAGATTCTAATGAAAATGTACTTATAAAAATTGAGGGTAACAGTTCTGATATAACATTAAACTGGATTGTAAAAGACAATAATGGAGTTAATTTAGAAACAAAATTTGATGCACCAACCGGATTTCCTTCTTCAACAGTAAGAGAACAGATAGAATTTATCAGGAAAGAATTTAGACCTAAATCAATCGCAGATAGTTATCAACTAATACTTCGACTTGATAATGCAGATACCAGTCAGGACATTACTTTTGACGGTACATTTGCACAGTTTGGTTTTGGCATGGCAGATCCCGAATTACTTACATTTAAAGCTCAAGCAAAGTTCTTTGAAGGAAACGTTGCATTAGGATTTGCAGTAGATGTTTCAAGTGAACCACTTAATTTAGTAGTTACATCACCCGCATCTGGTGAAATAGATGCAGATTGGGATGTGCCTCAAGATCCCGGTACAAGTGCCCTTACTCTTTACAGGGTACACTACAGAAAATTCGGAACATCAGATCCTTTTCTGTTTACAGATGTAAGTGGTACTCCACCAGTCACATTCCTAGATGATATATCAAGTGGTGGATTAGATAATGAAGTATATGAAGTGGCTGTAGTGCCTTTTACAGTGTTAGGATTTGGCAAACCATCTAAACTTAAAAATGTAGTGGTGCAAGCTTAGTATGCCTCTTGTTAGATGTATAGTGAAATCAAATGAGAGTCCTTTTTCAACACACGCATATTTTCCTTTACGTGCGATTGTAAAATTGGAAGGTAATAAAAAACCAGATACACTTGATGTTTCATTTCCAACGAGTAATAATATAAAAGAGAATTTTGAGATAACTTACATACAGGATATAATAGATACAACTTATTTAAGAGCAATATACCCCATGCACTTGTCATGTTTAGATGAATCAGGATTTGATCAAGATCCTATAGATCCACCAACATCTAGGTTTGTTAAAGTAACATCGGGAAGATATAGAGGACACTATGCACTTGATTTCACAGCTGATGCTCAGGGAGTGGAAGTACCAAATGCACGAGTAGAAGATGGTGGAAAAATAGACCTATCAAAACAGTTTGATATACATATAAAATTTACACCTAATACAACACAGCTTCAGGATGGTACTAAAGAACCTATACTATGGTCACTTAAAGATGGTAACAAAGGTCTTGATATAGGATTCCAAGGTACTAATGGTGACGATCCATCATGGAAGGTACATATACTATATCATACAACTGGTGGTATTTTTTCGGCTCAAGGAACAACTAATGGTTTAATAATGCACACAGACGGATCTCCTGTCCATATAAGAGTGAAAAGAGGTCAAGATGGAAAAATAAAAGCTTATGTTGATGGTATTGAAGAAATATCAGTAAATGAATCTAGGACTATGCAACCTACAACAACTGTACCAATGGTATTTGGTGATACAGAAACTTCAACTAATGATGAGTATATAGGACAAATACATGAGATTAGAGTATATTGTGGAACTGATTTGGATGATGAAGAGGCAGAAAGAATTAGATGGTCAAAACCAATTCCACAGGTTATGAAGTTTGCGGGAAGGGTTGTTAAATTAACCAGTAACCAAGTATCAAATAAATTAATGTGTCAAAGTAATTCATTTAAATTTACAAAGGGAAAACTTGGTGGGGATGCAATAGAAAGTGGAGATCCACCAGTTGAACGTAATTTTAGAGAAACAACTATAGATTTTGATAACGGATCTGGTAACTTACAGATTGGTAACTTTATAACAGGTAGCTCAAGTGGTGCTAGGGGGAGAGTTATTGAATATATATCAGGGAGTTTAGGAGATGCAACTGCAACCATAAGAATACAAGATAGAGAAAGCTTTACAAGTTCATTTAAATTATATACAAATGGTGAAGCTTGTACGGAATCAGGAGTGTCTAGTGATTGGACAGGTAATTTTGTAGCTGATTCGGAAGTTATAACATATCCATCATTTACTCCATTATTACAAGAGGTGGTTGATGTAATAGATTCTAGTTTTACAGTGAGAAACGTAGATTTATTTGAGGAAACAACAAAAATAGTTTTTGATATAAGAAGTAATATACTTGAAATAGGTGCATTTTTCCAGTTTCTATCAGTGTTATTATTATATAGTGATACTACTATGTATATGACACCTAGAAAAAATATAATTATAGAACAGAATATAGGTCAGGCAACAGACTATGTATTTGATCAAAACGGAATAGAATCATCTGATACTGCTATTGCTTATCATATTAAAGATTCAGAAACAAACGATGTTAAATTAGTCAATGATGTTACACTTACAGGCAGGGCTAATGTTGATGTTATGGATCTTACTACTCCAACTCCAACACAAAGAAAATCATTTACACCATCATCGGGAATAATAAGAGCATTAAGAAGAAACGTACAACAAATAGATAATGAGTTTGATTTACTTGAATTAACCAACAGAACTGCTTTAGATTTACAGGGTGATATATCATTGGATGTTTCACCAACAAAATATTTAATACAATCATCTTCACCAATACACCATGTAAGATATAATCATACAGTACAAGTTAAACGTAATAACGGATATAATGATAGTATAACATTTGATCCAACAAGGGGTACTGATGATTTAGATGAAATTATGATTGTAAGACAATTAGAATACCATTATCCATCAGGTAAAACAATGATTAAGGTAGGAGAAAATGATATTGATTACTATGATGATGTTGTAAATACAAGTAGAATGAGTGACGGGTTATTAGATACTACACTAGACGAAACTACGATTTAATTTCTTGTATTTCTTTTAATACCTTAGCCCAAGTAATAACATCAGGCACTCTAAGATTTTCCTCTATTTTTGTCAATATCTTATTAGTATTTAAAACACTTTCATTCACTTCTTTTAACAGTCTTTCTACTTCTGCAAACATATAAATACATACATAACCATGTATTTATGTGTTTAAACATATAAAAACTGATATAATAAGACCATTCGCCAAGACTGACCATGATGAATCGGGGCATTATTATATTACAAATGAAGGTAAGAGATACCCAAGCATAACTACCGTACTCAAATTATTAGATACTAAGGAATGGTATGGTTGGTGGGTTACATCTGTTGCTAAAAAAGAGAAGATAAGTGAAACACAGGCTAAGGCTAGATGTAAGGAAATTGGTGATAACTCTATAAAAATGGGAAATATTATACATAAATATGCAGAAGATTATCTTAATAATGCTAAATATGTACCATTGAAAAGTGCAGAGGATATAGAAGATATTAACCCTGCTGATTTGTTTCAGCCTTTAATGGCACACTTAGCTTCTGCCACGACAATAGGAAATATATACGGAGTAGAAAAATCAATATATTCAGATGATTTAGAATTAGCGGGAACAGTGGATTGTATAGCAGAATATGAAGGAATGTTAAGTATTATAGACTTTAAAAACAGTAGGAAACGTAAAACTAAATCAGAGTGTGCTAAAAAAGATTACTTTGTACAAATGTGTGCATACGGTAAGATGTGGGAGTTTTGTACAGGACAGAAAATTAAACAAGGTGTGAATATTATTATTAATTGGGATGAAACACTAACAGTATTTAAAGTAAATTTAGATGATTATGAAGTAGACCTTATGAGAAAACTTGTACTTGTAGAGCAACAACAAGCCTTAAATACTACTTAGAAAACCTTTATATATGGTAAGGACATTTCAGAAAAAAGATGAAAGAACTGGCATAGTTAATTTAGAAATAGATAAACGCACTTTACCAAAGAAAAAACCACATAATGTAAAGGATTTGAACTTTGCAAGAAATCTACCGCCTGAGTGTAATAACTGTCCGTTTAGACCTATAGAAAAAGGTGGTAATGACTTATGTACTGAATATAAAGAAGATTCCTTATGTGTAATTAGAAAGGATATTGCTAAACTTGTGGATAAATATGGTGGTAGAACACTTGACTTGATGGAAGTAGAGTTTCATAATAACTTTGAGAAACTAATGTTTTTTGAGAAACTAGAAGATTATAAAGGAGAATTAAATCCCGAAGTTACCAAGCGTATAAACTCACTCAATAATTTGGGAAAGATAATTAACGAGATTAAAACAAAAAGAGATACAGTAGAAGTAACAGAAAAAACCACACTATCACAGGATGAGATACATGAGATAGCACGTACTGTTAAATTAACAAGGGATATATTCGATGAGTCTTAGAGTATTACCTGACATGGATAACATAGTAGATCCTGTCAAATACGCACAAGAGCTTGTAAAATGTGCCAAATCATGCTCATATTTTATAAAAATGTTTACAGGCTTTAAGGTGTTTGATTACAACAAGGTTTTCCTAGACTGTTATGATCGTTTCATTGTGTATCGTACAGGTAGACAGGTAGGCAAGTCAACCAATGCAGGGATAAAGGCAATTCATTTTGCCTACTTTGCTCCGCTATTTGCAAGTAATATAGATACAGGTGTGGCGAACGTTGTTATAGCTTCACTGTCTAAGGATCAAGCACATTTAATTTTATCCAAGATTAGTGAGTTCTTACACATGAGTCCTACGCTTAGTGGAAAAATTAGGAATGAAATAAAGACACAGATTACATTAGAGTGGTATGACGGTACGGGTGTTACCAACTTTATAGTAAGACCTATAGGAGATACAGGTGATTCACTTAGGGGATTTACTGTGCATTTCGCCATACTCGATGAGGCAGCTTATATACCAGAAGTAGTTTATAACGCTTTCTTGCCTAGTACGGTTACAACCAAGCCACATATTTTACTTACAAGTACGCCTAAAGGAAAAGCGGGACAGTTTTTCAAATCCTGTATGCAATCACACACTATATACGAACACGGCAAGCCTAAAAAATTACATGACGATAAGGATAAATATCCTTGGACACAGTTTCATGTAACTACATTTGACAACCCGATGGCAAAAGACGATCCACAGGTGCTTAAACTGATTGGTGGTACTACAAGGGCAAGTGAAAAACAGGAACTATATGGTGAGTTCTTGGATGGTGGTAACTCACTAATACCTTATAACCTACTTCAAGTGTCCTTACTACCTGTAAAACTAAGAGAGTTTGAATACTATGAATGTGGTGTAGATACATCAGGCAAAGGTGCAGATGAAACAGTTGTAACTATTGCGGGAATAAGAAATGGTGTAGTATATCCAGTAGAATGTTACACGGAACTTACAACAGAACAGCCAGCACTTGCTAGAAAACTAAAACAATTTAACAGAATATACGGACTAAGAAGGATATATATTGATGAAACAGGAATGGGTGACACGTTGATGGACTTGTGCAGGGATGTAGATCCATTGATGAATGTATATGGTATTAACTTCAAGTCAGATAAAACAGACATATATGTTAATTTAGAACGTTTATTTGAGGAACGACTGATAAATTTATCTCTTTTAGAGGACTTTCACAAGGATAAAATGGCTGAACAGCTGTCATATATGTACTGGGAACATGGTAAATTCAAAGATCAAGTACCTAAAGTTCGTAGTGAACACGCAGATGATTACTCAGATAGCCTCGCATTAGTAACATTTGGACAACAAAAAACTGATTTTATGCACGATGTATCGGATATTTTCACATCAGACTATGTAGGTGACTATGTTGGCTGGTAATACCAATATATTTAAATACCTACTATATATAATTTAACTATGCCTGATAAACCTATTGAGAATAAGGACACCGAAGAGTGGATAACTATAGGTGGTAAAAAGATGAGAGTTGATGCCGGTGAGGATAAAGAGGAACTTACAAGACCAAAAATGCCAAGTCTTAGGGGAGAAAAGGAATCAAACACAAAAGAAGCACAAAAATCAATGTATAAAAAGAGATTTGATCTGATTAAATCACCATTTAAACCAAGAGATGAAGTTGTTTTTGCAGAATATAAAAAATCAGGTATTGTAACAGGGCTTGATGGCTTGACAATTAAGATTTTGTCAGAAGGCAGAATGTACCCAGTTTTAAAAAATCACGTTTTTAAGAAATCAGAACTTATAGGTGATGTCCATTGGGACACAATTACAAATGTAGATAGGGCACAACTTTTAAAGTCGTCAAATCTACCGACATTTTATTACAAACAAAATTGGGGCAATCTTGCACCAGAAGTAAGAGAACAATTATTGAAGAATACAAGTCCAGCAGGGACAACTACAAGTACAACTGGTATTCATAATCCTATTTACAATCCGATAAACGAAGAGACAACTGTAGACGAAAGAATTAAACAGGAAATGAAAAGACAGCATGGAGAAACTGGTGGAAAAGAAAAAGATGTTGAAAAGACTGAAATGCCACCAGAGACAGAAAAAGAAAAACCAAAAGGTAAAAAGGATTCTGACGAAGTACAGCACAATCAGTATTAGGTTATTAAATTATGAAAAGAAGAGAAAAGATCAGACGTTGCAAGTGTCCTTGTAATAGGGAACTGCCTTCAAGATATAAAGGAAGAGAAAAAATATTTTTTGATTCACCAGTTTGTAGAAAAATTTGGCACGGAATGAATGGTGAGGATCAGAAAAAAAGATTAGACGAAATGGAACTGGCTAATTAGAATATGTTGGTTTAGGTTCACAATTAGCCGGATGTTTTTCTTCGTATGATCGAAGTATTCTTTCAAATACAACTGCATCACTTTCGTTACCTTTTCTTTTTACATCAGGCTGTGCATATTTTCTAAGTCTTTTCTTTTGTGATTTTAATATACTGATAGGAGTTGAAACCCTGTTTACGTTTTCTGGTCTTGCCATACCATAACTATTATAAGTGTGATATATAAAGGTTTATTGTAAAGGTTTATATTCTAGGATATGTATATTCTAACAATGACGAACTTTAATGATTTCGGAAACAAATCAGGAGATTCCATAAATCTGTCAAAGATCGGTGATAAGACATTCACCATACTCGCAGTAGAAGATTCACCATATAAAGCACAAGATGGTACTATCTCTCCGGGAGTAAAGATCACAACTGAAGAAACTTGGACAACCGACAAAGGCGAAGAAGTAAACAAGATTCATACGACTAGACGAGCAGTAGTTTCAAAGTTGACTGACGCAGAATTTGTGAAAGCTCTTGATGGGGGAGAACATTTCAAAGTGAAATGCCCTACAGAAAAAGTCAAAAACACCAGTGGTGGTAATGACTATTTCGACCTAGTAGCTGCTGTATAGGCACTACATCTTTTTTTTTTAAACGTTTATATTTGGGAATATTTATTGTAATACAATGACTATGAAACAAGAAATGGTAGACATATTGGCTGGTCTAAAAACACAATGGGGTATTCTCAAAGATGATAAAAAGACAAAAAAAGAAAGAACTGTTGCTTGCGGTAAAGTATGTAAATTATCTGAACAGGCTAAAGAAGTAGATCCAAAATGGGAACTATTAGACATGAATAACACTAAATATGCTGAATTTTTACCCACAGAATACGTGGCAAAAAGTGACGTAATTTGGGGAGAAGTACCAATAATGAGTACAGCAGAAACAGAATCGTTGATTACATTAAAAAGACTTGAAGCAATAGCAGTAGTAGAAATTCAAAAGAAACTACCAAATGAAAGAACAGACTCACAGAAATTTGGAATGATTGTAAGTGCATATACTGAGAAACTTATAAACATTTACATTTTCCAAAATTCTTAATTTTTTTAAAACTTTATATTAAGGATAATCTGATATATTAACATGGATTCAAACTTCATTAACATTAATTTGGATAAGATTGATGATATTATACATTTAGAAGTTTTTAGTGATGAGCATTATGGAGATCCTAAAAGGGATATTGAATTATGTGAAAGAAGAGAAAAAGCACTATTAGATGATCCTAACAGATATACTGCATTTGGTGGAGATCAGTTTAACAATATTATGACTTGGGATCAAAGATATACGATAGACGAGGGATTACCAATGCCTTCACTTACTACAGAGGTAGAAACATGGGAAGAACACCATGCAGAATTATTTGATTTAAACAGCAGTTTAATTTCACAAAATAAAGCACCTAAGATTTGGTACGGACTTGCAGGGAATCACGAATACCAAGATAAAAATATAGATCATGCTTGGATGAACAAGTTGTTTACACCTAAACATATCAAATATTTGGGAAGTAAGGGTTGGATAGGACTTCAAATAAGCCATAATGACAAGCCATTGAGAAGATGGAAACTGTTTGTAGCACACGGATTTGGTGGGGGAGCAGCTTTGGAAAAACCATTGGAAGATATGAAAGTAAACAATTATGCAGATGTGTTCCTTATGGGACATTTACATAGAAAATTCATTACCCAACAGATTGTATATGATTATTCATTTGTAGAGCACGATTATGTTGAAAAAGAAGTTGTACTTGGTAATACAGGCACATTTGCTAACAGTATTCTCAAAGGTAGAGATAGCTGGTGGGAACACAGAAACAAGGCTGTACAGTCAAGACCGGGAACTATTACAGTCAGCTTTGATGCCTATGGTGGGAAGTTATCATGTCACTTATAGAAGATGATGATAACCTTAATGGATCTATTATAGGAAAGACAAATTCAGATGTATCAAACGAGCAAATATATAAACCAAAAACTATAATGCGGGATAGAATAATTGAGTATATATTAACACATGAAAAAGTACAAAAAGACGAATTATTCATACATATAAGTGGAAGTGGTGTGTGCAGTACAATCATATTAGGTCTTGTCAGGGCTGGTGTAATATTAGAAACAAAGTTTGATTGCGGAAATTGTGTTTGGTACTCGATAGATCAAGAAAAGATTAATATAGCCTAATGGTTTAAAATAGGCATGAAGTTTCCTCAATCTGGTAATAAAATATGGTATAATAGAGCCTTTTTATACTGGCACAGATATGCTCATGATCCAGATTTTTCTAGTGAATTGTTCTTTATTATGAATGAATTAGGATTTATACTACCTCGTGAGGGCAATCCTTAAATAGTTTTATTAATATAATTATTCATGTATATATCTGATAGGTTGGATCTTGAAGAAAAACTAGCTTCTTGGAAGGATAATCAGCCTAATTATTTATTTAGAGGAGTTGAATATAACCCTAGTGATAATGTTATTGCACAAGTATTAAGAGAAGAGGGTGGAAAAACCATTGAGGACTATTTCTTTGGAGCAAATATCATAACAACTGATGGAACATTTTTCTATTTAGAATTAATGGCTGGTGATTCACCAGCAAATCCTTTTACAGCTGGATCTATGGCAATAAATAATCCGGCATCAGCAGATTCACTAGCAGTTGGAGATAATTGGGCAGATGTCAGTTCACCTATTGCTAACAGTTTTGTAGCTGGTCAAAATATAACAGCAACTTATCCAAATCTAAATAATGGAGATGCTGGAAATCCCGGTGGTGGAGCAAGTATTCTAACTTGGAAACAAAGTTGGACAGGTGCTCAATTTATAAGTGGTGGTACTACCATTAAAGGTGGAGCAATAGTTAAAGACAATACCCCAACTGGTACAGATCCAATATTAAATCACTGGAACTTTTCAGTAGCTTTTGGTAAGTTAAACACAGAGCCATTAGACGTTTGGGTAAATCATTCACTGGTGGGTGTATAGCCTTGGATATTATAGACGTAGGTGAAACCGTATATTTTTCTAAGGGAAAGCCAAAGAAAAAAGGTACGGATTCAAATGCCTGATTTTAATTTATTTAATAATAAATTATCAGATTTGGAATTTCTAAGACAAAAAGAATTAGATGGTGATTTAATTAAAATAACTGGTACTAATAGTGGAACAGGTGATACAGTCTCATACGTGCCAGTAACAGGAAAAACATTCTTTCTGATTTCAGCTTCACTTACAGTCGAGAGTGTTGATCCCTTTGCTACTCAACATAGTGTTAGGGTTGAGTTACAAAATGATGGAACAACTAGAGATGGTTGGTTTCATTACCATGACAATTCTCCAAGTGAATTGTCTAGCCTCAAAAATGATTTTAATATGATTGGTGACTCCTTGGTAGGAGATTCTGCAAAGGCTTATAGTATAGATATAATCTCAAATAGTTTCTCTGAAACTATACGTGGAACAATAGTAGGATGGATTGAGGACACATGAAAGTTACAGTTATTGATTGCCCTAATTGTAAAGAACAGGGGAGAGGAGATTATCTTGGTGTTATTAGTGACGGCACTGGATATTATCATCTCCACAAATGCCTCAAATGCAAGCAACACGTTAGATATGACATTAAGAACGGAGTGAACTATGCCTGATTTTACTAATTTTAATTTTAGATTAGGACTAACTAAAACTGAGACATTATTTCCAACACAGGACAGGGTAATTGGCACAGTTAACAGGGAGTTTACGATGGATTCAAATTATTCTGTATATGTTTTACACGTTGCTACTTCAATACTCGGTGGAAGAAGTGTTGTTTCGGGTTCGGATTTTGGTAGCCCTGATAACGCCATAGATAGTAGTTACACACTACACGCAGCTAAAAATATACCCGCAGCTGATGTTTCAGAAAAAGAGCTTATTGTTGATTTTGGTAGTGATGCAACAAGAACAATCAGTATAAACACTGGTGGTAGGTCATTAGGTAGTAATGCGTCATGTGTTTGGAAATATTATTTAAGTGATGATGATATAAGTTATAGTGGTTCTACTACATTTCTTAATAAAACCTATGTTCCAACTGAGGAAAGAACAAACGATGATGATTTAGGCTCACTATCAAGTTTTAGATATTTAAAAATAACAGTCGCCTGTCCAAGTATTGTAGATGTTAATATTGATTTATTTGAGATATGGGAGCCATCAGTATCAGGTGGAGTGTCTGCACTCACGTTTGAAATTCTAAACGATGAAACATCAGCATGGCAGACTGTAGCAACAGCCACACAAATAACAGATCCAAGTACAGGTGTAATTACAGAAACGCTAAATAAATTCGATTTACCAAACTCTATAGCTGGAAAACTTCGATGTAAACTTGTCACAACAAATGGTTCTTCAAACGAAAGCGTGTTTATTATAAAACAAGGAAATACGGGGTTATAATATGCCTGATTTTTCGACCTTCCAAGGAAAGCCAAAAGAGATCGACATATTCAAAGGCATATATTCTCATCCAAATGCGACCACAGAATCAAATGCCCTTGAAATTACTGCCAACAAAAACAATGTAGAGATTTCCTTTGATATGATTAATATCACACAGGACACAACAATTCGAGTCTATGAGAAGGTTGATGATATAAACTATCGTTCAGTGTCACAAAAATTATGGACTACTGATTTTCCCACAAATGCCGAGGATGCTGTTGTTAATCTAAATGGAAAGGACATAGATCAGAAGGTGACATTTCAAAGTGCAGTCTTAGAGGGTTCTATTAAGAGTGTGCCACACGCAAGAGTTGAGGAAATAAGGAGTGATGACCAATGACTGAAATTCAAAATGCAGAGTCAAACCCTACAACATTAACCGAATTTAAGAGAACACAGCATGACATAACCACAACTACTGTTGACTTAGATTTGTTA